CTATTTTGTAGGAATGCTTGGACTGCATACGGTCCAAAGCGGTCGGGGTCAATGTCTCCAAAGCGATTCAAAAAATCTTGAAAACTGCCGACTGTTACGGGCACAAATGCCGGTCCCTTCTCAGCAGTACCTACGATTCCTGCTGGAACACCCGTTATTTCGGTCTTTCTCGTCGACGCGTCTATTTCGCGTTCAAAAAAGCCCGGGGATCTAAATGTCTGTTCTGCCATGAGTCAGGTCTCCTGGATCTACTTTCATCACAAATAACTATTTCGTGCAAAGGGTAAATGTCACATCAATCCTTGAAGAGATCGCCTAAATCGATAGATAATCCATACGATGGGTATTTTGACTGTCGAAAAACCGTCTCTCCCTTCTTGTTGTTCGCATATAACACGTTGTATTGTGATGTTTCATCCTTCCCAGTAAAGGGGTTTCTTTTAGTAATTATTACTTTCGGTCTGTTCGGATACGTAGCACCCGTACTTGTTGAATCCGAATTTGTCGAGCCGATGTTAACGTTGTTTGAGACAACAGTTACGGCACCCGGAAATCCGGTAGTTAATACGCTATTTGACCCTACAGGCATCGCTTGCCCCGGAATTCCCATATCATCAGTATCAATATCTTCCAATATGAAATGGCCCGGCTCACCTGCGGCGACAGAAGACGGAGCACCAGTATTCATATGGGAACTTAATTCTGAGACTCCAAAATTAATATCTGGAGCAGAAATTGATCTTCTAAATGGCACAGGCAGTCCGGGCTCTTGCGGTGCAACAACATAAGCCGGCACACTCACACTAAAACTATACTTAACTAGTCTTTCATCATCAGAAAAATCATCAAAATTATTGCTTGGGTTTAACGCGGCGTCAATATAAGCGGAAAATTTATACCCTGATTTTGTAGTTATTAAGAATGTTCGTTGATGATTTTGGGTATACCCGCCCATAACAGTTGTCAATAGCGAATTCATTTCTTGAGTGTACTGGGTCCAAAAAGTAATCTCATAATTCGCAGTGTATTGTTTGATTGGAGGAATTTCAATAAATTCAATTATGTTTTTGGCAGTGTGCGGCTCGAGTATTGTTCCGCCACTTACAGCTATTGGCGTAGGAAAGACTGTTCGTCGGGTTGCAATACGACCACCATCAGTTCCTCCCCCAAGCCCAGCATCAGTCTTATTTCCAGCGCTAACTGCTATATCATCAGCGTTTTCAAACCCGAATCTATTTTGAAGACGCTGGTATCGTGGATCTTCTTTGGAAATTCTAACTTTAATCAACATCGGGCTTCCTTGACCATGAGCAGCGCCCTTTGCGTTTGTTTGATCAATACCACTGCGGAGTATCGAAACAAGTGGTAATATAATCGCACCGGTTTTGTCTCGTAGCGGCTTTTTCCTTGCCAAAATTGCGAATCGCTCGCCAGTAGCGAAAATAATGGGAACCCGCTTTATTGCCTTTCTGCGCTTGTAAAAAAGCGGAATTTCTTCATTAAAAAAATTAAATAAAGCTCTGTCTACATCCTCAATGGTACAAGACGGGATAGAGAAATCCTCAGGGATATCTTCGCTTGAATAACCAAGGTCTAATGAACCGTTCTTGTAAGTAGTCGTATTATAGCGCGTTGGCATTTTTGCTCTCCACCTTAACCATTGTTGTAAGAAATCTCATCATAAAAAGAAGAACTGATTGTTGCGGGATCTCCTTTAGGCGACACCTCCACAGGTGCGGGGCTAGCTGGTAATTCCATTTTCCCTTGCTCAATCAATGCCCTTTTATCTCCCGTTTCGCCAAGCCTATTTTCCGCAAACCCGCGTTGTTGTACAAACGTGTCTTGCACAGCATCAGAGTCTGAATAACCTTCGTCAGTCGGACCGTGCGGATCTTTATTAATTAGGCCTTGACGCGCTTGTTTTCCTTGTAATTTCACACCCGTCATGTGCTCAACTTCACCATAGATTGTTGACTGCCATTGAAGTTGTGTTATCTCAAAAAATGTCTCGCCGTAGCTGAAATAATCACCCTCTCGGACCTCAATATCCTTGTCTATTAAGTCTCGATAATGGAGATATGCACCGACGATCTGGCCGGAATTTACACCAAATCTAGTCGTCGTAATTTCTGGAGCATTCCATTCCACCTGAGCACAAATCTCTATGGGCAGATCAAAAACCTTCTCCATCGCTTCTTCGTATACGTCATGAATTGTTGTTAAGTCTTCTCGTACACGGTAATAGTATATCTTCTGGCCAACGACGTCTTTTATGACCTCCTTGGTGATGTCAGCTATTAAATCGACTTCTCTTGGAGTTATGAAGAGACGAGCCATGCTACCCTCCTCATGCTATTATGATCGATTTGCCAGCGGGTATTGGAATCTTCTTAAGCGCTGTCTGTATATTGTCGGAATCTGCCGCTTGAGCCTCCAATATCTTACTATACGTCAAATTTTCCAATAATTCTTTTAATTGGTCGCGGAGCCTTGTTTGGTCTTCTCGGCCTCGACCTATCAAATCAGCGCCATTGAGCTGAAGATCACCAGACGGGATTGGAACGGCAGAGAATTTCGATCTTACCTGTCCTAATAATTCTTCGCACAAGGCTTTAGCATATTGTCTTACCCATTGGCGTCCTATAGAATTAACATTGTCATAAGTAAAGCGCCCAAATGGAACATTTGAAATATCAGAGACACCGTATATCGTATCATCTCTAATATCTGGACTAATTGGATTTGGGCTATATGCAATACGTATCCACAGCTTTCCAGGATTATCCCCCGTTGGCTTCGGAAATATCCTTATCTTACTACCGATTATTTTATATGAATAATTTGATCTTCGAACTCTATTTGACACACCCATCTGGCCAGCCCGAAGGACATCTTCAAAAACCGGCAAAACGTAAAATACAGTCTCTGGAGTAAATGATTCAAAACTAAATTCATTGTTTAAATAATTCACAGATGAAGTTGTGTCAAAAAATCTGTAAGCGGCTTGCGGAGAGAAGTGAAATACTTCTTTTATCCGCATCTTTGTTCGAGGATCGTTCAAGCTACTAGACACCATGAGGTTGCCACCATTGTCTTTTAACGTTTCATAAATGTCATAATCTTGAGAACCGGTGTTTAGTGCTATGGACCCTGAGAATTCGTTATACGAACCCCCTACACCGCCCTCCATTGCATAGGGCTCAGCCATCCTTAGGAGATATTCAAGATTTTGCTTTGGAAACAATCCAGTTACTTCATCACCACTTCCGGTCGGCATACCAAGAAGATTCGGAGTTTGTGAAAGAGCGTTCGCCTCATTAACAATTCTTCCATATTCTAAGAATGATTCTTCTAAACATGCCCAAATTTGTTTTTTCGTTAATTCGACGCTTAATATATCATCGCCCAACTTCTGTTTGACAAACGTAATCACAGAATCAGCTTCCGTTTGAAACGCTGTGTCTGTGTCGAAAAAACCGAATGGTGTCGGATTTCTGGTAAAAGCGAAAGTCGGCATATCACACCCTGTTCTAACTATAGAACTAGAGCATAAAAATCATGTCAATCACGATGAAATTAAAAAGGCGGGGTCCTCGAAAGGACCCCGCCAGATTTTTACGAACGAACTATCTAAACTTTAGATTACGTCCATGTTCTGGACAGTCACTGTGCCGTAGAAGTCGTTACGGACCATCTTCTTACCATAGCGAGTCATCACGCCCTTGCGGGGGGTGAAATCCTCAGGAGCGAAGATAGTGGGAGTAACGATTAGCGGTACATACGGAGCGTACACATACCCAGTCTCCAGATAGCTACCACCCTTGTACCCAACAAGAATCTTGTTGCGTGGGAAGTAAGGATCCTTATAGACTGTGAAGCGATTGCTAAGCGTACCAACCTTCTCACAACCCAACGTCATTCCGCCCGCGACCTGGCCATCACCATCAAGGGTGTAAGCAGGACGATAGAGGACAGAAGCCTCGAGGATAGTAGCAACATCAGGACTTACGACCATGAAGTTTGCAGAGCCTCTAAGGGTCTTACGATGGATTTCGTTCGCCACATCGATAACTGTCTCTACAAGAGTCTCGTACCACTCGCGGACTGTACCAGTAAAGGATGCATGTCCTGCTTGGGTTGAACGATTCTCGACTAGAGCACCAGTCTTCTTGTTGACGAAACGACCGGGCTGACGTGACCAGTAATAAGCTGTATCGGCTTCTACCAAGAGATCGTTAAGGATCTCACGGTCAATCTCTAGAGCAATCTGCTCGGAGAGGATCTGAGTAAGCTCAACCTCAGCGTCCAGGCTGTGGTAGGCATTCAGGTCCTGAGCAAGCTCGGGAGACCAACGGGCACGCAACTTACGGGTCTGAGCGACGACTGAGATACTCTCAATCTTGATATCGATCTCAGGAATCTGAGGCTTCGGTGATGTACCGAAATCAGACTCGAACACCGGCACGACAAGAGTATCGCCAACACCAGATGTAACATCGAGACTATTGCCCTTCGGATACGAAACGCAGAAGGCCTTCAGGTCTGTGCTACCCAACGCGGTACCAGAAAGTACCATCAACAACGCTGCACCAGAGGTGGATCGCGTGGCCATTGGAGCTGCTGTGATTGCACCACCCGCAGAGGATGACGTAATCAGCTGGTTGAGACGACGGATGTTATACACACCCGCTCCGCCCTGGTATATGTCGCCAGGAACAGCAAGGTCCGTTGAGGTACTGTTGAAACCAGCGGTACCGGTTAGTAACAATGCACATTCCTTAACCGCGGTAGGATCGAAGTCGGAACCCAGTGCTCCGAGATTGACAGCCAAGAAGCGGAACTTGCCACTCTCGCTATCAACCTTAGTTGTGACCGTAGGATCAAACTGTGCGAAACGACCGTCTGCACCAGCAGATGCAATCCCGCCGGCAGACGTTGAACGACTCTGTGTAGCAGAACTACCAAGTACGAAGCATGCGTTCGCGACGGTTGTGATGTTACTACGAGCGTGGACTCTAGAATAACCAGAGCCAGCAAGGTCATACTGCCCACCGGTACCAAGAGATCCAGACTGGATACCCTTACCTACGGGGTTATTATATATGGACTGACCTTTCGTGTAGAT